GTCTTGAAACGGTTATCATTCCAGAAGAAATGGAGCGTTCAGGTATTAAATATGAAGCAATATTGGATTCATTTGTTCGACAACATCGACCAATGCTTGTTAAGTCAAGTAATGGTAAAGTTTATGTTTGTGATGTAAGTAATCCAATGTATACCACGCCTAAAAACTCATGGATTGGTCACGACTACGGAGTGCTGAAAATTGATTTGACTGAAATTGGATCATATAGCGATTACATGAATGGGGTGTTGTAATGATACCTTGTTCACAAGATTTTCTGAATGCAATGAGAGCACCATCTAAACAAGTGTTTATAAAAATGGAATTCTACGACTCGAATATGAGTTACATTAGCGAATACACTAAGCATATCACTGAGGGCGATCTTGGAGACATATCCGTAGATTATGACCGCCCTGTACGAAGAAGTTTTTCATTCTCGTTGGTTAATAAAAGAAATGAATTTACTTGGGGCGAAGATAGACTCATTTTTATAGATAAACGTGTCAAATTGTTTGTTGGTCTAAGGCTACGAAATGGAGAAGTTGAATATATCCCTCAAGGCATTTTTTGCATATCTGAACCTCAAGATAGCCACAATCAAGAAGGTAAAATGACGACTATCAATGGACAGGATAAAGGGATTCTAATGTCTGGAAACAGAGGGAAGCTTAAGACTAAAACTACTCTTGAGGTTGGATTGAATATAGGCTCTGCTATTAAACTATTAGCTGCAAAAGTTGGAGAGATCATGTTTAACTTTGATACTGTGACTGCAACAGTCCCGTACACAATAGATTATGAAGCGGGTAGTAGCATTTATGAAGCAATTAATGAATTAGCTTTACTTGCAAAATGTCAGGTGTACTATGATGTATTTGGGTATTTGAGATTAAAAAATATTGATCTTAATGACTTTGACTCACTTCCTATTGTATGGTCATACATTTATGGAGACGAGGGCGAAAGATTTTATGCTGGTAATGTTAGGAAAATGGATGAGTCGGCATTAGCAAACCATATCATTGCCTATGGTGGAAGCGCGGAGACAGCAAGTAGTAGTTATGAATTGATTGTTACGGAAAAGAATCCAATATGGAAAGATAGTCCGTACAGCATAGAGAAAATAGGCGATATTCTTTATGGTCACAATGATTTTAATCCAGATCCACTTATATCTACGAACGATGAAGCTAAGTGGAGATGTAAATTTGAACTCATGAAGCGTTTAGGATATTCGGAAAAGCTATCATTAAACATAGCTCCTAATTACTTACATGATGTTTACGATATTATTCAAATTGAAGATGTTGAGAACAATGTTACAGGGAAGTATCTGCTTCAAAGTTTCTCTATTCCCCTAAATCCTCAATTAATGTCATGTGAGTGCTTGAAATACAGAAAAGTCGTTGATAATTGGGATTTTATTTAAGTAGAAAGGAGAGATTATTGAGTGCCTTCAGAGCAACAAGAGTTTTACAAAATCATTCAAGATGTCGTTAAAAGTGAGATAAGCAATCTTGGACTAAACTTAGGTAATTGGCAATTAGGAATTGTAGAATCAGTTGTGAGTCCAAAAAAACTAAAAGTATTCATCAACGGAGCGAAAGTTTCACAAGAGGTGCCGTGCAATCCAGACGTAGCTTTTGCTGCGGGTGACAATGTGTTTGTTATCTTTATTAATGGAGATCAACGAAATAAATATGTTATGAGTCGAAGAGCTTTAATTACTGAAGAGACTAAGCAAGGGTCACGGACGAATGGCGCGCTCTCCCTTTATCCAGTGGATTCCAATATGCATCATCATGCACCTTATAACTTTACGGTTATAACTGGTGTTCGCGGAGGTGTCCCGTACACAGAGGTTTGGATACTAATAAACGCTTGGTATGACTATGAAACTAAACGCTTTAAGCGTACTGATGTTGATAATTTCTCTTTTGGATGGCAGATGCAAGGTGGAGGTACTTATCCCGGGGAGGAAAATATCGGAGACTTTATCAATCAGGGTGTAAACCTTTGGAAAGCAAATGGAAAAAAAGCTTATGGTAAAGGCGATCCAATGCGTGATTTAACAAATGAAGATATAGGAGCAATTCAACCAGATGGTTCATGGCGTGAATACGGAATAATGCTAGGGTGGAACAACCATTTTATGTTAGATGCCTACGGCGGTATGACAATTGGTGGAGCTGGATTTGAAATAGATGGGGCAGGGACATCACCATTTAAGCGAATTTCATTAGGTAAATTTAGCGGTGGAAGCTCCAGTGCTCGTCCTGTTACCGACTATCAATACGCCTATAACGGTACTTGTTGGAATACTCAACATGGTTTGTGGAATAAAGATGAAGATCAACTCGCTGGATATTATTATGGAATGGTAAGCCCAATAAACTTCTACGATCAAGGACCAACAATCAACCTCGGTTCAAATCGCGCCGATATGAATAACGCTAAATTTGTGATAAGAAGATTAGGGGGATTTCAGCGTCCTTATGTTGAGAACTGGCAGGATGAATTAGAGATAGAAAATGGAGAGATGAAACTTAGCTCTTGGGAAATAGTAGATACTATTACTTCAAATATTAATCCATCGGGAGCGACTACTATTGTTATCCCATTTCCTAATTCATCTTGGAATAAAGATAACATGATAATAGCCGATCTAGTCGGAACCACTGCATATTATACGGAAATGCTCCGAAATAAAACACATACATGGGTTACTGGAGGACTACAGATAAACATAGAGTTTGGTTACTATACAAATGTAAAATACACTATACAAAAACTTTTAAAAAGTACTATATCTATTCATCCTCGAAAAGGAGTATCCGTCAACGGTGCACCTGATAAATTAACAATAAATGCAGATATGATATCTGGCACAACAGACTTTAACGCTAGTTTTCCAGATCCTTCATGGAATAAAACTAATACAATGGTTTTAGGTGTAATTGGTGTATTAGCAGATGGAAACAGAAGACAATTAAGCACGAATGTAACATTTACTCCATATGGAATGTATGGAGGATTAAATACTAATGAATATGTTTCTGCAAAAGTTATATTGCAAAAATATTAACTAAATATAGAAAGAGGAGAAGAATGGCTATACAAAAACCATATAATATAAACATACGTGGAGATACACTTGATGCACATGATGCTATTACGGTTTCTTGGCAAGTTACTGGCGATCTAAGTGTCTCGTATCGAGTAATGATATATAAAAATTCGGATAACTCACTTAAATATGATAGTGGTAAACTAACATCGTTTGCTCAAAGTCATATTGTTCCCGCACGGAGTATTGTAAATGGAATAGAATACAAAATTACGATTTCGATATGGAATCAGGCTAATAATAGTATCACATCAGATGCCGAGATATTCCAAACGTCCTCACGCCCTGTAGTCACAGTCCCTACCATATCTACAATTACGTCTCCATCCTATTCGTTCAGTGCAGGATATTACCAAGCTGAATCTGTTTTGTTGCGTTCATGGATCGTCTATTTATACGATAGTAATAAAGTGAAAATAAGTAGAGCACCTATTAGTACGAATAAAGATATTAATTACATATTTTCAGAATTAAAAAGTAATACGAATTATTTTATAGAGTTTCAGGTAACAAGTGTAAAAGGACTGACAGGTACAAGTGGACTAATCCCTTTTTTGGTTTCCTATACACAGCCTGACATTAAGATCAATTTAACTGCTGAGACAACAGATGATGCAGGAGTGAAGATTAGTTGGAAAACAATTCAAATTATTGGGAAGACAAAAAAACCCCCAGCATTCATAAATGAGGAAATGTTAGATTTAAGAGACAATGTGCTTTATCTGGATGAAGAAAATGGTTTTGGCTTAGATCAAGATTTCACTATCAAATTATGGTTTGAAGAAATCATTCCTGATGTGGATTTGCTTATTATAAAAGGGGCCGTGGGAAGTATTAGTCTGCAATATTGGAGCAGCGATAGTAGATTTCATCTATTTAAAGACATATATGATTATAGATCTCATTACATTAGTGCAAAGGTATTTGGCCCCTATTTTGTATGTATTCAACAGATTTTTTATGATATGAACATTTTTGCAGAATCAAATAATGCGGTAAGAGTAAGTTCTAATATGGGTTTATCTGCTGAAGTTAAATTGAAAAATTATAAAGTAAGTCCAATAATGTCTTTGACAATAAAAAAGGTGTGATTTAATTATGGCCAAAAAAACTATTGTGCAGGTTAATCTTCTCAATCCAACGACAGGTGAATATCAGGAAACTGTATCGCCCGAAACAGAAGGAGAAGCTGTAATGATGGCAACAGGAAATAATTTAGAAACAGATATAAATTCTTTAAATAGTCAGGTGAACAGTATTAATGGATTCTTATCGTCTCCTTTAACAGTGAACGTAAATAATACTACGGCTGCACCTGTCAATGTGGCACTCCCAACAGCGGCACAAATCAAGATAAATAATACAACATCTGCTCCAGTTCCAGTATCTTTACCAACAACAACCGAAGTGAAAGTTAATAACACTACCTCTTCTCCAGTTAATGTTGCACTTCCGGCTGCGGCAGCAATTAGTATCAACAATAGCTCAAACAATCCGGTTCCAGTCACATTATCTGAAGTAAAGGTGAATAACACGGTAGCATCACCCGTTAATGTCTCGTTTCCTTCTGGAGCACAGGTTAAGGTCAACAATACAGCAGCGGATAAGATTCCGGTTGAAATTTATGGTGGTGACCCCGCACCGACTTTCATCACTGGACAAGGACCCGATTTGAAAGTTGTTCCTAACCCGACAGCGTTGTTCCGTTCAAAGGATACACCGAATGCAATACAGACTCAGGGAACAATCTCAGCAACAACAACTCCGGTGAAGGTCGGTAATACAATGATTGTTGCAGTGATGTTGTCCGCTGACCCCGGAAACGTTGTAAACATTATGTACGGGAATGCTGCTGAACAACCATTGTTTTTATTACCGGGACAAACAGTTATCGTTCCAGCACAGGAAGTCACACTAAAATCTGCAACGGGTACGGCGACCGTTGGTTGGGTGGGGATTCAATAATGATAGGACAGGTGTCCAATCCACCACCGCGAGGGGATGTTCTCCCCTCAATGGTGTTAGCTGGCAAGACGTATACGGCAAAGGGTGGTTTTGGTTTAAAGGTTGGTACGATGAAACCACACGCACAAGCTACCCCGGCGATGTCTGTTGCAACAAATCAGAATAACGTTTATTTCAGAATTGAGAACGGCGCGTATTTGGAAAGGATAGATGCAACTATACAATCTGAAATAGTCGCACCAGTTGCAGACGTTGCAGCACTTTATCCGACATTGAAACCATCAAACCTTTTAGCCGGAACTACTGTACTTGGTGTTGCTGGAAATATCCCCATTGTCGTTGGTGATATTGCTGGACTTAATTCAGTTGTTAATCCCGGGGGTATTTCTATCAGACCGCCTTTAGGATACTTTGACGGTGTTCCGGGTAATTCTGTTTTTGCAAACCTACCAACCTTAATCGCAGCTAATATCAAAACTGGTGTTTCAATCGGTGCGTTATCTGGAACATTTACCGCAGATGGAACCATCGTGGCTGGTGATGTTATAGAGGGTAAGTATGGATATTCGAAAGGTGTCAAGATTACGGGAACGATGGTTGACAAACGTGGTGTAACACTAGACCCGTCCAGAGCTACAGGAAGTGCTGGAGCGATAGATGTTCAAATGCCGACAACGGCAACGGGTAATTCAGTGGTGGATACAACGACGAAATTAAAGATTCGTGATGCAAACTTCATCGCTGCTAACATCAAGGCGGGAGTAACTGTTTTCGGTGTTGCGGGTACTGCTGGTGCACCTACTGATACAACTGCTACTGCTTCAGATGTTGCTATCGGAAAAACGGTTTATATTGCTGGAGCAAAAGCAACGGGTACACTTCCAGATAATCGTGCACTTTCACAACTAGTTACACAGGTCATGGAAGCAGAAGAAGGTTATCTTATTGTAGACGTTCCAGCTACAGGGATATACGCTAAGAACGTAGGCGCTTTGAAAGTTAACGAACCAAACTTTTTACCGGAAAATATTGCGAGCGGTAAAAGTTTATTCGGAATGGTTGGTACTGCTTCTAGTGGAACATATCAAGAAAGTGGGCTTCGTGATGATAGTGGCGCTATATTTGATAGGTCTACTACTTTAAGCGGAGACGTTATCAGTATCACCGTTACGTTATTGTCTAAGGCTGGAGACAATAAAACGCTAGTTGGTTCTGCTGTATTTCATAGGGGCGCTGACGGTCTATTCTCTGATAAAATATACGGAACTATTACAGCTAGTTATAATCACTTCACTAGGGTTCTGAAATACAATAACACTGTTGGTTATCCGAACGGACAGTATTGGATTACGTATTCGTATGTATAATGAAAGGAGATAGTGATATGAAAACTACTGAGTTTATCGAAAAGATTGCCCCGGCTGCTGTTGCAGATTTCAAGACATCGAAGGTTCTTCCTTCCTTGACCATCGCGCAAGCTATCATAGAATCAGCTTGGGGTGAATCGGGATTGACACAGAAAGCGAATAACCTTATTGGGATTAAAGGGAAGGGTTCACTTAGTATAGTGTAGTTGAAGAATAAGGATGTAATTATTTAATTATAAAATAAAAATAATAATATTAGGAGTTTAAAATGGCGAACTTATCATCATTTCCAAACGCAATAGATACTTTTATAACTCATTCGGATATGTTGGCTTCAGACATACCGTATGTAACAAGATTTCAAGAGCTAAAGTTAAAACCGAATAGAACAGCAAGCGAGGAAACAGAACTGGCTTCACTTTCCACTCAACTAAGAAATAAATTTATCAGTCCTGAAGATTTTAATAAGTTTCAAGAAGCATTAGTAAATATGGAAGTATTTATCCGTGACAATGTAGTAGGATATATCGATCAGAAACAGGGAGAATTTAATACATATGTAAACACGAAGAAATCAGAAGTAAATACAACAGTCTCAAATGCGAACACTTCAATTAATACATCAAAGGATTCTGCTCTCACATCTATTGATAACAAACTTTCAACAGTCATTACATATCTTGATGGTACAACAGCAGGACAGTTCAGAAATGATATCGGCACCATGAACAATCTTCAAACAACTTCTAAATCTAGTTTAGTTGGTGCTGTGAATGAAGTTAAAGCAAGTGTTGATAATATTCCAGCAGCATCGACAACAGTCAAAGGTGTTGTGCAGTTAACTAATACCTCCTCAAGTACATCTACAACACTTGCTCCAACTGCAAGTGCTCTTAAAACCGTAAATGATAGTCTGTCCACTCACACCGACAGCAATTCAAAACATGTTCCACATCTCGGAACAACAACAAATAGTGGCGATGCTTATAGTATCACTACAAATGAAAATATTGGCACAAATCAGAAATTCACAATTAAGTTTAATGTTGCATCTTCTACAACACCAACTCTGAATATAAATAATGCAGGACAAAAGGCAATCAAAAAAGCAAATGGGAATAATGCCAAGGTATACGCAAGTGTGTATACGTTATTCTGGGATGGCATAAATTTTACGGTATTGGGTGAAGGAGGTGAGTATGGAACCGCTGGAGCAGCACAAACATTGGCGGGATACACCTATGGGACAGAAAATGGACTAGGTAATGGTTCAATAGTCAATAATGGCTCAAGAGTTTACACACCTTCAGCATCCACGCAGTCTATTGAGACTGGATTTCATAGTGGATCAACCGTACAAGGAGTTACAGTACCCGCAGCAAACGTTTTAGTTGGTACAACAATAGCGGGAACCGCAGGGACAATGCCTAACATTACAGCAGGTGATGATGTAGCCCTAAGCGTAGGGCAATGGCCCAATGGTGATTTAGCGGTTTATCCAAGGGCAGGATACCGGAAAGGAGGTTCTGGGGCGGGGGAAATAAAAGTAACCCTTGCCCAACTGCAAAGCGCAGAACCACAACTTAACGCTAATGCGATTCTGGAGAATAATAACATTTTTGGGCTTAATGGTAACATTCTAAACTTGTCAGCCCGTAATCAGCATACTCCGGGAGAGGAAGCTACCTTATGGGCAGGTGATAGGTTTTTCATTCGACCACCACGCGGTTTCTTTGATGGGTCAACGTGGGTTACTACTCCGGCTCCTAACTTGGTAGCAGGTAACATTCTTGAAGGGGTTAATATTAACGGTTTGGTTGGTAATGTACAGCGGCGTGGTAGGGCAACTTCCAGTAATGGCTGGGTTAATATGCAGGCTGAAAGA